TTATTTAACATAATATACATTATGCGCAGTCATGTCAGTCCCGTGGCTAGGGGTCAGGAACATAGCAGCCACAAGGGCTACAGCCGCGCCTGTACCTTTTGTGTACTTCGCTAAAATGTCATACCAAGCCTGTTTTAGTGCTGGATCTGTCTCTCTGACAGCGGCTAGACTTAACAGCACTTCGTTTACGTCCAAGCCGATCTCCTCGGCAATCTTTTTTGCTGTTGCATCAGTGAGTTGCATCTTGCCAGTGGTCAAACTGGAGATGTGCGATTTGGTAAAACCAAGCTCAGCGGCGACTTGCTGATATTGGCTAAACTTTTTGGCTCTCATGTATGCCTGAATCAGGGCTTTTGAGTCCATTTCATTGCCTCCTCGGCCTCGCAAACTAGGGCCATGATACTCATTTTTCAGCCAAATGGCTCAGTTGTCATTACGCTAATTAACTGATCTAATCCAGTCAGTTCATTAACTCGCTGACTGATCTATGACCCACTTTAGCCCACAAAACCTTGATCTGCCTGCTCTCATTGAGCGAAAGGTCTATTGGCAGGCTGAACCGACTGGCGATTACTCCGCCTGCATCGCGGGTCAGGTCGAGATGTTCCGCGACCTGCACGAGCTGCGGGTCTATCTGTCCATGACGTACCCCGATACCGTATTTGAACTGGTCGAGGTCACCGAGGACACATGGCAAGGTTTCTATGATCAGGGAGTCTTTTTCGATGACTGGTCATAAGCCTGTAATGCCGATAAATAGCGTTATCGGCAACAAAACCCTGATCGATTATCTGTCCTTCACATGGGCACCGGACGAACTGCGCCGGATGACCGAGCTGGCCAAGCAAGGCGCACTGCTCAAAGCCATTCCGCGCTTTGACACCCAGAACAAAGCCATCCAGGCTGCGTTCGCGGCTCCTGCTGTTGAGGGCCTGCGCTATCTGTGGAAGCGTCCCAGCGGGTTCAATCCCCTCGCCCGCTTCGACAAGGTGACAGAGCGCCTCTGTGACAAGGCCGCGCCCTTGCCTTTGGTCAAGGCGCCCTCCCCTGTATGCACTCCCTCTATGACCGAAATGATGGAGCAGGCGCTCCACTCCGGCTATAAGTCCCGCGCAGACATGCGCAATGAGCTGAAAGCCGTCTGCTCTACCCTGCTGGAGTTTTCCCAGTTTGAGGTGGTCGAGGGTGCCAAGTATTGGGAAGCCTACAACGACTTGATCGACAGCTACGGGGTGCAGTTTCTCGATGCCCTTTGCTGCGCCGAGATCGAGTTGTGGCTGGAAGAACTCAATAACAAGATCGGGGTGCCCATCCCTGCCCCGCGTTTCTCTATGCGCCCTCGCCGTTCCGGTTTGCACGGTTACGCCAACTCGGCCGACCTGCTCTGTGATGGTCTGCCCTGCGGCCTGATTGGCTGGGGTGCTGCCAACCATGGTTGCATGGTCAGTTTTTCCGGCGTGGGTTGTGCGGCCCTCGATTTCCAAGCTCTGCATAATGTTATCTCTCACATTCCGGCCGTCCGTATCACTCGGGTGGATTTGGCGCTCGATGACTACAGCGGCGAGGTGATCTCCTATCAGGGAGCGATTGCCGGCGCCGAGGCTGGCGAGTTTCATCCAGAACGGGGCCGCGCTCCGTCATGGATGAAAATCGAATCGGGCGAGTTCGTGATTGCCGAAGTCTCCAAGGGTATCGCCAAGCGGTACGGCATGGCGCCGACCAAGGGTTGCTCTTTCTATGTGGGCAGCCGGATCAACGGTAAGTGCGCTCGGATATATGAGAAAGGTAAACAGATGCAGTCGGCAGAATATCCCAACTGGGTACGCGCCGAAGGCGAGTTGCATAATAAAGACCGGATTATCCCGCTCGATGTGCTGATCAATCCCGACCCGTATTTTGCGGGGATGTATCCGCAATTTTCAAAATGGCTGGATGAAGTCAAACAGACCGATATTACTCCGGTTCGTGTGACCACCTTTAAAAACAAATTCAAGACCAGTCGGGACAATGCTGTTTTTAATATGTCTCGGATGGCAGGCCGCCTTGTTAATTGGTTAGCAAATATCGAGGGGCTGTCCCCTGCGGTGATTGTTAACCAATTAACAGCGCATCTGGGAGAAGATGATATTCCCGCGCGGTTAAGAATGCCGTTACCTCCCGAGATTATATCGGGAGAGCATAATCTAATTTCGACCTGATAATGGTTCTTCAACGAGGTAAATAATATGTCCCTGCTCACTGGTATTTTGGTAACTCGTGTTACTCACGGCTTTGGTGTATCCCGTAAATCCGGCTCTCCGGTGCCTTATGATTTCGCTCAGGTGGAATATCTGGCTCCGGCAAATAACGTCAATAAACCCGAGTGCAATATCACCTCTTGGGGTTACGAAGTCCGCCAACTGGCCCTTCGCAACGATGCAGCCACCATCAAGGAGATGGCCGATTGCCCGAAACTGGTGGCGATTGATCTGGTGCTGGAAGCCGACCCGCAGAACCCGACCCGCAACGTTGTTGTTGGCTACCAAGCCAGCAAAAAACCGGTTTAACCACCGCGCCGCGAGGAGGAGGAGCGAGAGCGCGCAGCGAGCGACGACGAGGGCGCGACCATGCTTTGTCTTGATATCACCGCCGAAGGATATGCCCGTTTATCCGAGGGGGATGCCTGTCACTACGTGCTCCTGACTGTTCAGGAGCATTCCAGACTCACGGATATATCAAACTGGTTCCAGTTCGATATATCCACCGTGGGAATAGCCTTTGGCTCTGGCCTTGCTATCTGGGTCTTAGGCGTAAAACTGGGCGCTATTGCCCGTGTAATTGTTGGTGCAAAACGAGGATAAAATAATGAAAAAAGTATCAGGCTTGTTCCGTAATGCTTGCATTGCGGCTGTATTTGGTTTGACCGCAAATGCGGCAATGGCTGAGGGAACCAGTCTTGCAGATGCAGCAGGTAAAGCGATGGAAGCGGCTCAAGCTGACGTTGCTTCAACCTCTCCCAAGGTGTTGCTTGTTGTCGCCATGGTGGCCGCTACAGGTATCGTTATTTCCCTGATCCGTAAAGCCTAAACCATGTCCCTGCTTATCGGGACACTCTGGTTTTTGTTCTTTGTCGAGGGATGGCGATCATCCTTCTCTATTTAAGGCGGCTCCGGTCGCCTTTTTTATATTGGGGGCTGTGTGCGCTTAGCTTGGCTTTTACTGTTATTTCCATCGCTGGCGTTTGCTATTGCTGGTTGCCCTGTCGGTGTCCAGTTGGGAAACGTGACGATTGCCACTCGGTTACCTGTCTGCCTTAAATTCGATTCATCACAACTGGGTGGTTGTGAGGTTAATTGCAAAGGTGTCTGTGTGGAATTGCCTTTAGCCAATACCAAGGGGCCAGTAGAGACCACCGGAACGGCCTGTAATTATACCGATAATGGCAGCGGTAACGGGGACTCTGACGGCAGCGGCAATACACCGGACGAAGGCAATAATTCGGAAAATGGAGGTTTGCCCAAGAATTGGGATTTCTTTAATCCGGTTATTGGTGATGCAACAGGGACTTCTGTATCCGCATCTATTGCCAAGCTCAATAAAAACCTTGGTAAGAATATTGGTGCGCTTACCCAATATAACGACATGCTATATCAGCGTGTCAACGGGATGAGTGGCGATACATCGCGTATTGTTAATGCCACTGAGGCTGCACAACAATCGTTAAAGGAAATAGCAGAATATAATAGAGTCGCAGGCCATAAACTCGAAGGTTTTGACCTTTATTTATCACGTATGGAGCCATTGCTTAAAGAGATATCCATTAACACTGCCAATACTGGTTCCGCTTCTGGTGCTACAGGTACTGGTAGTCATATTTCAAAGGACTTTGAGGATAAACTTTTTGGCACTTTGGATTCTATGCGTTATGGCTCTCTGAATAACATCGATTTCAAGATGAGTGATGTTAAAGGCCATTTGGCTGGTATTGAGGGTGCTTTAGGCCGTAATGGCATGGCCGGTAATGTTTACGCCATGCGTCAGATGATGGAACAAATGTCGTCAGGTTCTTCTGGAGGTGGTTCAACGGGCGGCGGTTCGACAGGAGGCCAAACAGGCGGCTCTGGTCAGTCTGAGCAGTATCTCAAGGATATGAGCGAATCAATCGGCTATATGGCTGAGGATGTGCTCTCTATCAGGAAAGCCCTTGATGGCTCTGGTAATGGTTCCGGTGACGGTATCGATTACTCACAGATGCCAGGCTCCGGCACTAACCCTCTGACGGTTGGGGCTGCTCATTATAATTCGGCCTGTGCGGGTGGTGATTGCTTCTTTGATGTGGCTGCCATTCAAAAGAAACTGGATGACGCCAACAAGGCTATTACTGACAAATACAAAGATATTGGCGAGGAAGTCAAAGACATATTTGATTTTAAGCTCTCCGGCTCTGCTGGAATTATGGAGTGCTTCGAATTATTCACTTATGGCGGAAAAGACTATCGGGTTTGTCCACCTGCAAAAGAATATTGGGACATCATCGCCGCGCTGATGATGTTTATTTTCTACTTCATTGCATTCGCAATTGTATTCAAGAGGTAAAACGTCATGGAATGGCTCAGTGACTTCTTTTATTCATTCTTCAACGATATCTATCAACTGGCGGTGCAGTTTGCCGCATGGTTTGCGGTGCGAATGGCGGTGCAATGGGTCGAGTTCAAGTTGTTTATGCTTACCTTCTCATGGGACGTTGCCAAACAAATTTTGGTGAACGTTCACTTTAGTGAAATGATCTCCCAGTCCTTCAATGCCCTCCCCGCTGACTTTCGCTCGATGCTGCTCTTTATCCATCTGGATAAGGGGCTCGCCATCCTGACGCAAGCCTTCGTTACCCGCTTCCTGCTGAACATCATGGGGTGGTAAATGTCGATCAAGATCCACCACGGGGCGCCAGGCTCTTACAAATCATCCGGCGCCATTCACACCGATGTGATCCCCGCCATCAAGGCAGGCCGCCACATCATCACCAACGTTCGCGGGTTCACCGCCGAACGCTGCAAAGAGGTACTGGGTAAGGCTGTGCCCGATGAGTTCAAGGTGACTTACATCGACACGGAAGCCCAAGAGGGCCGCGACCACTTGGCCCGCTTCTACCACTGGGCACCGAAGGGGGTTTTCTTTCTGGTCGATGAAGTGCAGCGGATCTTTCCGCCTGCATGGCGCCAGAGCGACCTAGACCGACTCGATTATCCGGGTGGGCCGGAAGTCGCCAAGGCTGACGGGCGACCGGAAACCATAGACGTTGCCTTTGATATGCACCGTCACCACAACTGGGATTTCGTCTTTACCACCCCGAACATCAAGAAGGTTCACGCCGTGATCAGGGCTGCATCAGAGACGGCGATCAGACACACCAACATGAAGATATTGGGCTTTGGGAAGCGTTACAAAACGGTCTTGCATCTGGCAGACAACAGCGGCGCGTCCATGTCCGATGTATTGCAGGCCAAGCCATTCAACAAGGTGCCCAACTATGTTTTCAAGCTCTACGACTCAACTACAACAGGCCAAGTCACGGATACAATCGCGGGTAGCTCGATTCTGCGTGATCCTAAAATTCTGTTTTTTCTGGGTGTTATTGGATTCTGTCTCTATTTTGGCCTCATCAAGCCGGAATTTATTGATAAGCCTAGCAAGGCCCCTGCGCCCTCTCCTGCCGCTGCTACGACTTCTGGGGCGGTGGGTGCTTCGCCCGCTGCTGGGGTACGTCCTAGCGGCGCTCCTGCTGCGTCTGGTGGCGGGGTTCTTTCTGTAGGGCCGTTTGCAGGTCACCGCCTGATCATCAGTTGCCATATCCTGATTAAAGACAATCTCGGCTCTTATCGGGTGGAGTATTGCTTTGCCCTGCGCAAGGGGGACGAGGTTGCGCCCTTGGATGTAGACGATTGGCCAGAGGAGCTGGCCAGCGTCGATGCGATAAGCGGCTGTCATGCCGTGGTGAAGTATCAGGGCCAGCCTGTGGACGTGTACTGTGATCCAGAGGGTGACGCTATACGCCGGAAATATAACGCCGCCCTCTTTGCGGGGGCTGATAGCAAGATGAAATCTAGCGATGACCGGACATAAATAATATCCAACTGCGTCACTGCATTGTTTATGTTAAATACAGATGTCAACGTCACAAAGAACAGGGGCGGTAGCCCCTACAAGCCGCCCTCTGCTGTCCATTTGACCTCCAAAAGCCTCGCGGCGGAACATGCCCATCTACCCCAGAGACTGGATCACCCCCTTCCCTGCAAAACCGGCTTTTAAGGCTTTCCTGTTCTGAGGGAGGCAAACGCCACAGCGCACTTATATATTGAGCGTGTTATTAGGATATATTTCGAACTCTTCAAGTTCAAATCTGGTTTTGCTTAGTTTATATTGAAAAAGCTCTATGTGGTGAAGTGGATGGCTTGGATTTTTTAATTCTTTGGCTAGGTTAAATGCTTCATTTCTGCTAAATCGATAGCCTAAATGAATTGATTTTACTGATTTTGGTGATATGTTTTTTAAAAATAGCATCCCTTTGTAAGGGCAAAGGTCTTCAAAAACAGCACTTTTGTTTTTTGAAGTTATTTCACCAGTTTCAACATTAAAATTATAATTTTCAGGATGAAATGTATCTAACGCCTTTATAACCTTGTTGTTTTTTGATTTTAAAAAAGCCCTATCGCTCCATCCTATGGGCACTATGCAGCGATGCTCTTTTTCATAAATCCACTCATCACTCTTTGTCGTTAATGTTCTTTTTAAGCTTCTTTCATATACAAAGTGATCTTTTGATTTCAGGTCATTTATATCTACTCTAAGGTTGTCGTAATTAACTTTTATTGGCGATAAAGTGTGATAGTGTGAAAAGTTTTCATTTTCAATGTCTAGCGTGCTTAATACGTCATGTGAAAAGCCAATGCACATTCCATAGTGTTCATCTGCGTAGTGAGCCCACATTAATAAATTTCTGCTTGTTTCGCTAAATGAAACAATGCCTACATTCATTAACTCATTATTCATGTCGAATTCTACAGCATCAGCCATTTCATAGTCCAAATATTCAGCTATGCTCCGCGCAACGCTACTTTCAAATGGATCATTGAAAAATCCAGGCACAGAAAACTTAAGGGTTGGTTGATTAAAAAAACTCTCTATTTTTGTACTGTATTTATATAGCGTATTCATACTATTCCTCGAGCTAAACTCGCCCCCCGTGTAGTAATACGGGGGGAATTCTACCCTAGGCCCCTACCCTTTCGAAACCCTGCTTGCATAGCTTTCACTGCTCAAATATTGCTCTCTGGTTAGACCTATAGTGCGTTGTTAACCTACTAATCAAGGGGTTATAGTATGCTCAGCCATGAAACGTGAGGTCTTCCTCCATCGATACTTGGCTGCCATTACAACAATCACAATCTTCAATAGGGCTTGTCATATGAAACGTACAACCATTCTGTTTAGTGTGCTGTTTGCGGGCGCGGTCTATACCGGAACAGCTTTCGCACAGGTTGAGTCACAACAACAGTTGTGTGAATCAAAAGCCGTAGAGAAAAGCCTGTCTGGGGCAGCAAAAACCAGCTATGTCGAAGCGTGCGTAAAGACCCTGAATGTGGCCGACAAAGCGGGCAAATGTGAACAGGCCGCTGCTGACAAGAAGCTGAGTGGCGCAGCAAAGACCAGCTACGTCGAAGCTTGTGTGAAGACACTGAATGTTGCTGACAAGGCGGGCAAGTGTGAGCAGGCTGCTGCTGAGAAGAAGCTGAATGGTGCCGCCAAGAACAGCTATATCGAGAAGTGTGTAAAGACTCTTAACGTTGCCGACAAGGCTGGCCAGTGTGAGCAGGCTGCGGCAAATAAGAAGCTGAGCGGTGCTGCCAAGAACAGCTACATCGAGAAGTGTGTAAAGACTCTCAACGTAGCTGACAAGGCTGGTCTGTGTGAGAAGACTGCTGCCGACAAGAAGCTGAGTGGCGCTGCTAAGACCAGCTATATTGAGAAGTGCGTTAAGGATAATGCACCGAAATAAATGCTTGTTCTGGTCATGCCATCGAACCGAGCGATCAAACAAGGGGGCATTGCCCCCTTGCTTTTTAGCTTACCCCCAACTTTTTCCTCCAGTAGAAAGCGGCCATCTGTCGTTCTGATCTCTCCGCTTGGATGATGGCTATGGCCTCCAGCCTTCGCCTGTCATAGGTGACTCCTGTCGGGGAGACAAGGCAATCATTCTTCATCCGCCAGCCTTCCCATTCCTTCCAGATAGTGGGCAACTCCCTACCCGAAGCCATACGCATAAGCCGTTTATAAGCAGGTGGGATCTCTTTGCCCTTATCCCAATATGTGACCTGCCTCACAGAAACAAAACAAAGATTGGCCGTCTCTTCAATTGATAAACCGCACTCAAACCAACGAAAAATGAAGTTTTTGGTCAACTCTCGTTCCATCCAAGTAAATACCTGATAAACCAGCAAAATTGCGTGGAGTGGCTTATCGGCAGGTTTCAGATGGGGATTTAACAAAACGTCGCATTATGCGCAATGATGGGACAGGAGGACGGAATGAAGAGAACTGAACAATGGAGCCGCTTTGATGCGGTTGACTGCTTGGTCACTGAGGCCGACATGGTTGCCTATCTGCAGGCAGCTCTTGAAGATGGTGATCCGGCGCTGCTGACTGCGGCGTTTGATGATGTGGAACGTGCCCGCGCCAAACTGCGTTGCAAGCCGCGCTACACACTGGAAGAACTGTTGGCTCAGTGTGACCCCAATGCCACGTCACCAGGTGAAATAGATTGGGGTCCAGATTATGGGAAAGAAATCTGAGATTGAATTAATCCCACAACTTAACCGATCCCGCCTCAGCCTCTGTATCTTCTGATTTTAGCGTTAGTGCTGCGGATGGGTAATTTCCATGGCACTGCTGGCCATTGAAGAACCACTTGCAATGTACTTCGTCTTCCCGAGGATTCAGGTACGTGACAGTCATATATGGACTGCCGCTGTTCAGATAAACCACATCACCGATGTTATATGCCATTTCGAGGTTTCTCCCTGAGGAATTAATAGGCAAAGTGAAGATGGTGATAAAGAAGTGCGGATTCAAGTGAGCAACATGATGGAACTGCCGATAAATAGGGTTATCGGCATCATTGTGAGAGATAACAAGGCTTGTTGAAAGCAGTAGCCCGCAGCTTTTTCCTTAGCTTAAAGGTTCGGAGATCGATCAGGATCGAAGCTGCATACAGACCTCCAGCGATCTGACTGCCCAAAGCAGAAAGACAATATCTGGTTGATTCCTCCGCAGATGCTCTTGCAGCGACAACAGAATAACACAGTCAACCGCCCTGCCCCACATCACCGAAATGTCCTATTTTGAGACAAGAGTCCACTATTAAATAAATACGTTGTGCAGAATCCCCCTCACTAATTGAGCGTTATGTTTGATTTTCACAGTTATAACCTTCGTTATTACAATGAATATTCTTAGAAATATCTTCTCCCTACTTGAGAGGTCTCTCTCTGGAAATATTGATACTCCCTCTTGTAATACAAGCTATTAAAATGCCGACTATCGCGATAGATTCCCCTCCCCTTAATCCTCACGGCTTATTGTTGTGGCTGGCATGATTGCGACTTTTTTGGAAGTCGGGTCAATTCATATTCAAGGCACGTTTGGCGATGACCAATGTGGGTGGCTGGCAGGTCAAGTAGAGGTTGCTGTTGAACTGCTGCAATATACGTTTGAGCTCGTTCATATCATCGGGATGGAGGGTTAAGGACCAGAGTGCTCTGGGCTGGCCATGATGGAGGCCATTGGTATAGATAATGGTGCAATCTTCGATACGCAACTCTTTGCAGTGGGCCTCTATCTGCAGGCCCACATCAGGAAACCAGATATGCAGCGTGCCTGAAGATATAAAGGTGAACTGGGCTATGAGAGACCCTTTGCCAACGATCCTGAAGGTCTTTTCCACCACTGCCACTTGCATACCCGCTCCTTGGTATTTCGTTAATATTGATATCAATATCACCAATGATGACTGGATATGCAAGTGTGATAACAAGGCGCTGTTCAACCGAATATGACTGCTTCCGGCATGTTACTTAGCTTTCGGCATCGAGTGTTCTAGGTGTTTCAGCAAGCAATTCCGTTTTTTGCTTCTCTGCTAGGGGATAAATATGTATGCCGCAGATGGCAAGGAGCCTGTTCTGAATCATCCATGTGAGCCAAAAATATTTCCTGAACCGATTGCCATCCAGAGAAGTACAAAATCGCCGCACCAACTTCTATGACATCCCAAACAAGCCATTCTGTGTTCTAAGAGCAGTCAATACAAATCAGGGTCATGTCACGTTGTTCGTTAGTTCTTGTGAATGTTATCTCTCACATGTTGGTTCAATCGGTCCAGCGGCTTTTGCTGGGCGCTCTCATGTCGTTCACTGTTGCTGGTGTGCAGGTATTTCGAAGTGGTGTCGATGCTGTCATGTCCTGCATCGGCTTGTACGTGGGAAAGCGGCCGACCATGGAGGTTGATGTCATGGGTGATCCCGGTGTGGCGAATGGCATGGGGCGACAGTTGCCGCATTTCAGCTGCATCCTGGGCAAATCCATCCAATTCGGCCAGCTCGGCTCCCTTGGCGATGATCACCATGATCAGATCCCGTAACTGGCGGATACCGAGGTTGGCATTGAGCTCGCCCTGCTCACGACCGTGGGCTGCCGCTTTATGGCGAACAAACAGGGGGGTCTGTTCATCTGGAGTTGGTAATGGCGCAAGGCCAAGAAAGGTGCGGTAACGCTCGAGCGCACCCAACAAGGCTTGGGAAACCGCCACGGTACGCCGTTTGCCCCCTTTGCTTTGCGGAATAAAGTAGCCCCAGACGCCGGTTTTGCGATCCCGCCTGAACTGCCCCATCACAGGGGTAAAGCCCGGCCGGGCTGCAACTTCGGAGATCCGCAGATAGCAGGCGTACATCAGAATGGTGAGAAAACGGCTGCGCTCGTGTTGCTCCGGATGGTCGTTGGCAAGGGTATCGGCGGCCTGCATCACGTATGACCACTGCAATTCGCTGAAGGCCTGCACCTGATCATCGGCCTCCTGCTGTTGCGGCCGTTTGACCCGCTGCAGTAGTAGAGCGGGATTCCTGTCCATGTACTCCTCCTGGATCAGGAACTGGAAGAAGGCCGACAGGATGGCGAGCTTGGTCTTCATCGCCTGCTCGCTAAGACGGTAGGGCAAGGTGCGGCCCAGCTCCCGCTTGCCGAGAAACGGTCGCCATTGCGGATTAGGCAACCGCTCTCCCCACTCCTTGTCGAGGATGAACTGCGCCACGTTGCGGTAGGCGATCAACTCGTCAGGGGGGGACAGACAATAGTCGAGATAGCGGATCATGATGCGGCGAGTGAGATCTTTCGGGCTGATGGCCGCCTCGCGAAAGCACCAGTGCAAAAAAGTGGTCAGTTCGCTGCGATATGTTTTGTAGTTGTTTTCGCTGTTGCGCTGCTCCAGCAGCCAATCGACCGCCAGTTCGTAAACCAGACCGGCATCGGGTACATCGTTGAGGCTGAGGTTGGCAAGGTACTGATTGACCTGCGGGTTACCGGCCTCCAGATAGATAAGGCTGTCAAACAGCGGCAT